GTTTCGCGATGAGACGGGTCAGACCGTCACCGCAAAGAGAGAGGGGCCGCACGTCGTTCTGACTGGCTCTCGCGTCGGAGCGACGAAGACGACGATCCCGCACTATCACTTCTCAGAGAACTACTAGTAAGTCATGGCACAGAACAGAGTAGTAAACAAAGGTACCAAGGGCGGGTATGTCACCGGAATCTATACGTCCGGTGGATACGTCGCTATCGGTAGCACGAACGCAGTCGTCGCAGCAAACACAGCCGGCGAGACCGTCAGCGAGATGTTCATCAGTAGCGTCTCGTGGTCCGCAGCGAACAACGTCGTGTACACAGTCGCTCGAGGCGCAAACACGGTCCTCAACTTGTCAGGCTCCGGACACTTCAACTTTCAAAAAGAGGGTGTCATCCTTGAGACCGGAGGCGAGTCGGCGGCTAACTGCGTCATCACTAAGAACGGCGCGGGAGTCACCAGCCTGGTGATCAAGCTGCACAAGCGCAGCGCCATAACTGGAGGCTCGAGCTACTAATGAAGCTCATGTGTGAACTCGTCGAAGAGAACCTTCGCGTCATCACCGAGGCCAACGAGAAGGGCGGAAAGACGTACCACATCGAGGGCGTCTTTATGCAGGGAAACACGAAGAACAAAAACGGTCGGCGCTACCCAACAGAGGTGCTCGCTAGAGAGGCTGAGCGCTACAAGAAGAACTACATCGACGAGAATCGTGCCTACGGCGAGCTCGGCCACCCGACCGGTCCGACCATCAACCTCGAGCGCGTGTCGCATATGATCAAGGACCTACGCCAGGACGGTGACAACTTCATCGGCAAGGCTAAGATCATGGACACGCCTTACGGAAAGATCGTTCAGAACCTCATGGACGAGGGAGCGCGCCTCGGCGTGTCGACTCGCGGAATGGGTACTCTAAAGGACAGTCGCGACGGAATCATGGAGGTTCAACCGGACTTCTACCTAGCGACTGCAGCAGACATCGTCGCCGATCCGTCAGCACCGAACGCGTTCGTTCGTGGGATCATGGAGGGGCGCGAGTGGGTCTGGGACAACGGCATCATAAAGGAGGCCGAGATCTCAGAGATGAAGAAGACCGTCGATAGCGCTTCTCGTGGTGCCCGCGAGGCAAAGGCGCTCGAGGTATTTGAGAGCTTTCTAAAGCGGCTCTAGTATAAATAGAAACGACTGGGCAAAAACTCTTACTTAGGGAGAATTGTAGAGATGGCTAAGAGAGACCTCAAGGAGTTCAAGGCTAGCTTCGGCGTCCGCGCTGAAGTACCTGAGCCGACTGCTAAGCGCGTCACGCCTCCCGGAGGCGCCGCTAGCGGCGAGGAGGAGCCAGTCGTGACTTCACCGACCGCGGTGAAGCCTTCTAAGGGAGTCAGTGAGATCACTCCCGTTAATGGGAGCGCCGGTCCAGGCGCCGACGGCGAGAAGACTCAGCCCATGCAGGGCACGTCGAAGATCAAGCAGCCGCCGCAGGTCACTAAGGAAGACGTCGACGTCTCGGCCGACCTCGAGGCGATCTTTAACGGTCTCGACCTCACCGACGACTTCAAGTCTCGCGCAAAGAACGTATTTGAGACCGCAGTCGTCTCGATCGTAAACGCCAAGCTCTCCGAGATGAGCGAGGAATCCGAGGTCGAGCTTCGCGCCATCGCTGAGTCGATCAACGACGACCTCGTCGAGAAGATCGATAGCTACCTTGACTACGTCGTTGAGCAGTGGATGGAGGACAACACTCTCGCAGTCACGTCCGGCCTCCGCACCGAGATCGCTGAGTCACTGATCGACGGTATCAAGCGCGTGTTCGAAGAGAACTACGTGACCGTCCCCGAGGATCGCGTCGACATTGTCGATGAGCTCGCCACTAAGGTCGAGGAGCTCGAGGACGCACTGAGCAACGAGATCCATGAGAACGTATCCCTCCGCGAGGAGGTAGAGCGCTGGCAGCGCGACAAGATCGTCAGCGACATGGCCGAGGGTCTGTCCGACTCGCAGGTTGAGAAGCTGCGCTCGCTGTCCGAGGCCGTTGAGTACGAGACCAAGGAGCAGTTTGCGGAGAAGGTCGAAGAGCTGCGCGAGAGCTACTTCACTGAGAAGAAGCTCACCGGCACTAAGCCGGAGCGCGTGATGCTCGACGAACAGGTCGAGATCGAAGAGGAGAAGCCTCAGCCTGTCGGTCAGATGGCCGGCTACGTAGCGGCGATCTCTCGCACAATCAAGAAGTAACCACTTCAATCACAGAAGGATTAACGTAGATGCTAGTTGAAGAAGTAGTAAAGAAGTGGGGTCCGGTGCTCGAGCACCCAGACCTTACTCCGATCAAGGACGTGCACCGCCGCAACGTGCTCGCACAGCTCCTTGAGAACCAGGAAATCGCCGCTCGCGCCGACTCTATCGGTTCCGGCGGATACCGCGGCGTCTCGCTCCTGGGCGAGGCGGCTCCGGCTAACGCGATGGGCGGTTCGAGCTCCACCGCTTCGGCCGGCTCCATCGACATCTTCGACCCAGTGCTGATCAGCCTGGTTCGTCGCTCGATGCCGAACCTGATCGCGTACGACATCTGCGGCGTTCAGCCGATGACCGGTCCGACTGGGCTGATCTTCGCTCTGCGCAGCCGCTACAGCACGCAGTCTGGCACCGAGGCGCTCTTCAACGAGGCGAACACCACGTTCTCGTCTTCGGCTGGTGGCAACACTGCGTCGCAGTTCATCGTCGCTAACACAACCGCGGGTAAGTCGCAGTCGTCTAACGACCCGACGACTCGTACGATCGCTTCGACCGGCACGGGCTACAGCGTATCGACCGGTATGACGACTGCCCGCGCCGAGGCCCTCGGTGACGGTTCGACCAACGCGTTCCAGCAGATGGCTTTCTCGGTCGAGAAGGTTGCGGTCACTGCAGTGTCCCGTGCCCTCAAGGCTGAGTACACCATGGAGCTGGCTCAGGACCTCAAGGCCATCCACGGCCTCGACGCTGAGACCGAGCTCTCTAACATCCTCGCGGCTGAGATCCTCGCGGAGATCAATCGAGAGGTCGTTCGTACGATCAACTACGCGGCGACTCCCGGCGCGCAGGAGAACGTAAACACCACCGGTACCTTCAACCTCGACGTCGACTCCAACGGTCGCTGGATGGTTGAGAAGTTCAAGGGTCTTCTCTTCCAGATCGAGCGCGAAGCTAACCAGATCGCTAAGTCGACCCGTCGTGGTAAGGGTAACGTCCTTCTCTGCTCGTCCGACGTCGCGTCGGCCATGCAGATGGCGGGCGTCCTCGACTACACTCCGGCTCTCGCTGCTAACCTTCAGGTCGACGATACCGGCAACACCTTCGCCGGCACTCTCAACGGCCGCATCAAGGTCTACATCGATCCGTACTTCTCCTCGTCCTCGAGCAAGCAGTACGCGACCGTCGGCTACAAGGGCACCAGCGCATTCGACGCCGGTCTGTTCTACTGCCCGTACGTCCCGCTGCAGATGGTCCGCGCTGTGGGTGAGAACACCTTCCAGCCGAAGATCGGCTTCAAGACTCGGTACGGCATCGTCAGCAACCCGTTCGCAACGGGTCTCGCGGACGGCACCGTCGCCTCGGGTGCTGCAGGTGGCAACAACGCCAACATCTACTACCGCTTCATGTCGATCACCAACCTGATGTAAGGTTGGCCGCATAGGCTAAGAGAACTCCCTAGAGGGCGACTTCTAGGGAGTTTTTTTATGGGATAAATAGTGACATGAGCGCGATACAGAACCAACCGATCAATCCGAACTACCTGTCGCCAGTAGGCTTTAGGTTCCGCATCGAGCGTCTCCCAAACGTCAACTACTTCTGTCAGACAGCGAACCTCCCGGGAGTGACGACGGGATTCGTCAACATTCAGACGCCTCTCGGCGACATGCCTCAGACCGGAGATCGGCTGGACTACCAGCAGCTCGACGTCCTCTTCAAAGTCGATGAGGACCTACGAAACTGGATCGAGATGTACGACTGGATGCAGGCTCTGGCTCGCAACCCAGACTTCACCGTCGCTAGAAACTTTTCTAATCGTCAAGCTCCACGAGTGAATCGAGAGGGTGCGGCGGCGTCTTTTAAGTCAGACGCAACTCTACAGATACTCACGAGCCACAAGAATGTCAACATCAACGTCTTCTTTCGAGACTGCTTTCCTATAGGTCTGAGCGGCTTATCGTTCGACAGCACTCGCGACAACATCGAATACCTCGAGTGCCAGGCGAGCTTTAAGTATAGAAGGTTCGACATCGAGAGAGTAAGATAGCTATTGACATTATTTCGTCGATAGTATAGTATCAGTTGATTGTACAGTTTGGAGTGGTCATGAGTCTCTCTTTGGAAAACCTTCACGAGATGTGGACTAACGACTCGAAGTACAAAGACGACCTAGACGTCGAGTCTCTTCGCGTAGCCAACCTTCACAGTAAGTACGTCACTCACCTCAGTGAGATTCGGTCTCGCCGCCGCGCGTTCGAGCTGGAGCGTAGAAAGACGTTCGCTAAACTGAGGGACTACTACAGCGGAGCCGCCACCGAAGACACGCTGAGAGAGATCGGTCGCGAGCAGTACCGTGGTCCTAAGGTCCTTAAGTCTGAGATCGAGGAGGTCATTCTTTTGGACAAAGAGATGATCTCTCTCGACTCTAAGATCGAGTCCTACAGAGAGCGAGAGGAGTACCTGAGCGACGTCATGAGGCACATCAACATACGAGGCTATCAGATAAAGAACGCCATCGACTGGCGTAGGTTCACCGGTGGGTCGTGATTAAGATAGACCGCATAGACGAGAACTACGTCAGGTGCGTGTGCGACGACTCAACTGCCAGAGAGCTGCAGGAGCACTTCACGTTCGAGGTGCCGAACGCTAAGTTTAATCCGAAGGTCCGCAGCGGGATGTGGGACGGAAAGATTCGACTCTTCAACCTTCGCGATCGAAAGATATACGCCGGCCTAGCCGATCGCATCCGAGAGTTTGCAGCCGACAGGAACTATGAGGTCGAGACCAGCGACTCCGCGACAGAGGAGCTCTCGCTCACGGA